ATTTTTTAATATTTCTATTTCTATTTTTTTCTTCATGGTTATGGGGCATTATCGATTGCGGCCAAAGATGTTGTTATATTTGAAACGTATCTAAATGCTCCGTTATCAACTATACGGATAAGTAGTGCCATTCTTTCACGGGCTTTGATTGTCACTAAATCCTTAGTGAAATCGTCTGCGTCGTATCCTATTTCAAGTTGTAATTGGTCACTTGAATAAACAGTCCCACGTGTGAAATCACCTGCATAAAGCGTGTTTGCTGTAACACCGCTATTAGGGATGACAAGCATATTAGAGATTACCGTTTCACCTGATGGTAATATCTTAGCAAAAGGAACCATGACATAATTGTTCTCGGCATCTTTTATAAGCTTAAACCGCTTGGTAAAATCGTCAGGATGCAATAATACTGCGTTAGGCATGTAACTAGATGCTGTTTGTATCTGTGCATCAATAGCTGCAATTAGATCCGATAATTGGGCATCCTGTACAGCAGCGGCATAATTGCCAGCCGCAAAAGCTGTGGCAGATGTTACAAGTCCCTTAAGATTAGGGGCAATCCCATCACCTGAAAGCAACTGGGCATCTGTAGCTAACTGAGTATTCCTAATCAGTTCGTTGGTAACTTCTGACTTGACAAAATCAATATCATCCATTGACTCCCTTGATACCTTAATGTAATTGCCTACCTTTTCTACAGGGATACTCCTTTCTATCCAGTCGATATCTGAAGTTGGGAAAGCATCTCCTTCAGAGATTGTAGCAGCGTTGTTTGTTCGTGAACTTTGGTCTACGTATCGTATTACCCCGTGATTGTTTGGTGATATCCTACCAGCAGAAAATACACTTCTCATGAATGTGCGCCTTCTTTGTATCTCACCAATACCGGGAACTCGGTGAGCCATTGTATCCCCTGAAACATCAGAGCGTATAATAGTGCCTTTAAGCGTTATAACAAGACCTTTTTCTTTAAGGTCAGTAGTTTTGAACTCTTTTAACACGTCACTGTTGTCACCTAAAGATTTACAAATCTTTTCTTCAATAGATGAATCGTTCTTGACTTCCTGTTCATTAAGTTTCTTAAGTTCTAAACCTTGAGTTTTTACTGCTTCTTCAAGCTCACCGAATGATTTTTTTAGTTCTTCATTGTTTCCATTATCTTTAATGGCTGTCTCAAAGGTTTCTAATCTCTTTTCCATGTCATCTGATGACACGTACTCAGGTAGATTTTTTTTAAACTCGTCCATCTGCAATTGAACAACTTCTTTAGTTGATTCTGTTGCAGTTTCTTTGACTTTGCCTAAAAAATCTTTTTGCTCTTGTGTTAAATCTACTTCTGGCATCTTATTAATTTTAATAATTATTACTTAATGTTTTGTAGTCGATTCCTTCTTGCTGATTATCTGTATTGTCCAGTTCTAAGGATTGTTCATGCCTTAAAATGTCCTTTTGTGATTGCTCAACTTGTGTAAGTTCCAGAATCATTTGTTTTAATTGAGCGTACTGAAGCTCAAATTTCCTTTTATCTTTTACTTCATATCTATTTGCCTTATCAACCAGTGATTGCAATTTTAGATATATATTATCTATCAACACGGTTTTGTTTGTTGTTTTAACACCTAATGCAGGAGTTAGTTTATTAGCTCCAAAAGGTACTGTTGACCATTCATACCAGTTAAATTCTTTTACATCCCATCCAAAACCTATCTTATCTGCATCTTCTGGATTTATAAGGCTATTTATAAACTTATTCCATCCCTCACCTTCCTTTTCAATATATTCAATCTGTATATATTTAAAACCTATAGAATGCTGGTTGTAAATGTTATCTATATATTTTGTTAATGTATCCTCCCCATCAATTGTTTCTGATAGCTTACTTTCTGCGTATAATACCTGTTTACCATCAATTACAGTCTCTACTTCGTTCATGGATTTACCTGGTAATCTGGTCAAATCATGAAATAATGCATGTAGTATTTTATCATTTGCGCTTGTATTTGAACCACGTTGCTCAATGCTTTGTTTTGCTGCCCCCATCCTCAATACATCATAATCAAAATCATAATAATTATATGTATTAACAATGGCTTTTACTGTACGGTTCCCCTCATCAATTTCCTTATAACTGGCTAAATTAGATTTAACCTGATAAGGTGTGTTTAATTTTTCTTGTTTTGTAATTGATGGTATCATAATATCGAAGTATTTGTTACTGATATATTTCCGGTTATAATAATTATTTCCTCAGGTGTTAACTCAAATATCCTTTTATCGCCCCACCCGTCTTGCTCTTTTAGACCTATAGATTTAAGCCATACATTATATGTACACCCCCCATTTAACCAAACATCTTTCATATATGTACTTGTATTCCTATTGGCTATAGCTTTATCTTTATAATTCTTTTGAAGTACAGATATATGTTCCCACGTAGGTACGTACTCATAACCGTAATCAGGTAGTTTAAGAAATTGGTTCAGGTCACTTATATAGTCGTTAAATTCAGGAATGGTAGTATCTTGGTACATTCGCCTTACTGCAATCTCTTGGTTTGCAAATGTAGCACCTTGGATATACATCTTAATAAGTATCTCTGGAATACCGAATGCGTGTGCTATAATCATTGTATCGTGGGCAATGGTTTCAAATATACCTAGTTTCCTTATATCTTGGTCAATAACTGTTATATCTACTGGCATACGTGTTATCATTGCTTGGTATTGGTCTTCTTTCAATCCGTATTCTGCCCAATCTTTTTGTAATTCATCCCTTTCACTAACTTCGGCCGGAACAATACCTATCTCAGTATTACTGCCCATAGACATTAATAACCTAGCCCCCCTATTTCTTAATACTACGTTCTCGGATTCGTAAGATAATGCTATATTGGATATTGGCCTTTGTAATGGTCTTAGTTTAGATTCTCCAAATATCATATCTGTATTGTCCCTTAACCTAACTTTAGGTTCTTTACGGTGCAATATCTCATCTGGTTGAAAATTTATACTACCTCCTTCGGTAAGTCCCCACTTCCATTCTTTGATAATCTCGTTTATATCAGTAGCATTAAAATAGTTTTTTCCTGTAAGTACCACGTTCATATACTGAGGCCATATATTCCAAAGGGATTCTACTGTCTTAATATCTGTTTTGAATCCCACAGGCTTATTTGCGTATGTAAAAGCATTGCCAAAAGTCTTTTTCATGTAGATATAAGTTTGCAGGTATTCCCAATTTGAAGTAAGGACATTAGGATTATTGAATAACCTAAAAGCTTTTTTTACTATCTCATTACCTTTAAATTCTTTTGATGTGATGTTTTCTTGGGTTATTATTTCACCTGTCTTGAGGTCTTTTAGGTTTACCCTACCATCTGAAAAATAACGTGCCGATAAATCTATTGCTGAATAAATTACTGGGTTTTCTGTTACTATAGTGGCGTACTCTACTAGGTTTTGTGAGTTTATCCATTGAGCTGATTGATTACCCATGAAGAATGTATTGAATCCAGTCGGGTAAAACGTAGATTCTTTTTTGTGAAATCTGCTTTTCCTATCAGTAAAGTTTAAAATCATTTACGTCGATGTTTGCACAAAGTTAACTAAAAAACATCGACATATAATAATATTTTGAATAATAAATGATTTTTGTCAGGTTTTTTTAGGGTTTAGGCAATAAAAAAACCGGGAATAATATCCCGGCCACGACCGTGCTGACAGTCCACCTCCAATACTGTGAATGGATTAATGCAAATATAATGAATATTATTAATATCAATATCGATATAGGTAGAATGAATAATTTTCTCATTATAATTTAATTAATTTATTGTCGCTATTCAATATCATTTCTTCTCCATACTCGATACCTCCTAATTTGTGAGATGGTATGGATGATACTATTAACTTTTCATTTGCCATAGCCTTTATTTGAAATGTTAGCGCAACTATCCTAAATGCACGTTTCCAATCTGTACTAAGCCGTTTAGGTTTTGGATATTTTATTATCCTTAATGCTTTCATACTAAGCTCTATTTGCATTTTAGTAAGCTCGTCAATAGCTTCTTTCTTTAGATGTTTTATTTGTTGTTGGGTCATATAACCAGAAATTCCTTTATTTTCTTAACCTCATGAGCAAGGCATAATAATGCCTCATGCTCTGATGATACTACATTACTTTCGTTTTTTACGATACTTAGTCTTTCTATTATAGAATCAACTGTCATAGAGCTTTCTCTTATGATTATTTCCTTTTTTAATTGATGTAATCTTTTATCTGCCATAATCTTTTTACCCGCAATCTACAAAATGATTTTATAATTATATATGATAAATGTCATACTTTAAGTAGTTTTAATTTATTTACCAATTCATTAACGCATTCATGGTATCTATTTACCATTCTCCATTGAGCATACATGGTCGATTTTTTTAGGTGCGTTTTATCATTTTCTGATAATTCACTATAGGGCTTTGTCTTACAAAAATATTCTATTTGCTGCTAATAAAATATTTGTAAATCTTCTTTTTCCATAGTTTTATTAATTAAATAATGATTTAAACAACACCCTAAACACATAACTTAACCCCGCTAAACTGTCTGGGGCATCGTCTTTTTTCTCTTTGCCGTTCTTTAGATATCTTGTCACTTGCTGCATAAACTTTCTATAATCTTCATGGTTATTATAATCCTCCATGAAATAAAAGTTTTCTATAATCCATCCTGATTGAGCCATTATTCGTGCCAGTTTGTTTGTTGTGTTCTTTATTGGTTTAACCGGAACTTTTGTTATCTCTCTCATTTCACGTATAAAGAAAGCCCCAAAACTGTTAGATTCGATAAATAAATGGTCAATATTATGTTTGTCAATCATTGCCAATACATGAGATTTATTAACTGATAGGTTATATTGGTTGAACAGCACGTCAATAACATAAGCTTTGCCGGTTATGATTTTCACTATAGGCATTGAAAAAAAGTCTATCCCTTCATCTGCACAATCTGCATAGGCTATTGTGACCCCTTCCATATCTGATAACGATTCGTAGTATTTAAGTTCTGATTTATGGAACATTAATCCCTCTTTTGGCTGCGGGTCTTGCATGTATTGGGTGTCAAATATATAGGATGTTTCTGGATTGTTTTTTATTTCTTGTATTTTATCCATTGGAAATTTCCATTCCCATAAAGGTTTATCTTTATAAATTATAGGATAAACTAAATTTATTGCCTTTTTATTATTTACAAATAATTTATCAAAATAATTTGTTGCATCTTCAATTCCTGCCCTTTGTTGGATATTTACTATTGGTGTATCCGCACTATTTTTTCTGCTTAATACTGTATTTCCTATAACCCTTAATACTTTTGTGTTTACTGCGGTCATTACCTCGGCATCGTCCATTTTATTAATATCATCTAGCGCAATACACCCCTCAAAATCCCTTACATAATCTATTAAATCTTTATGCTCTTTCATTTGCCCTGCCCCAAACCCAGTTATCTGACCGAATATAGTGGCCGTTTTAAGTCCACCTCCATGTGTTGTCCTCCATAAGTTTTTAGCGTTCTGGTCTTTTTTAAGTTCTAAACCGTACATTATCTTAAAATGTTCATCACTTACAATATCCCTTATCCTTGTTGATGTTTCCGACCTTAATTCATCACTTGCAGTAATATAAAGATAATTTGCTGATTGGTTCTGACCAAGTCCCCTTGCTATGAAATTAATGAGTAGTTCTGTTTTACTCATTCGAGGTGGCATGTTCAGACCTAAAAACTCCAATTCATAATTTTGCACCTTATCGAAATAAGTACAAATATCTTCATGATGCCAATTTGTTATGAATTTTTGATTTCTTAACCTTTTGAAGAAGTATTGTGTGAAAAAAAGTAATGATTCGTCACATAGTATTTGAGCAGTGTATATTTTATCGTAGTCATTATCCATCTATTTAATATCATCTTTTAGCTCTTTTGCTATTTGTTTCATTCTTTCTTTAGAAGGTGGTATATAATTGATATTTCCATTTAAATCTAGTGGCTGACTTGGTTTTCCTATAGTATGTTCTAATATTTCTTTTATCCTATTCCAATCACCTTTATCTAATGCTAATTTAAACTGGTTTGCCACTATGCGAGTTATTATTGGCTTGTCGTTGTCATCTATAATGGATGACAATTCTTCAGTATTATAAAAAGCTATTTCTCCAAAAGCTGTTTTAATGTCATCGGCTGAGTATCCCTTTTCCTTTAGGATTGTGTATATCTTCTTCTTTCTGCCATGCCCAATATTTTGAGGGTTTTTATCAAAACCGTTCGTGTTGGCTTTTTCGTGTTCGTGTATTTTTTTATCTCCTCCGCTCACAGTTATTTCTCGGTTATTTTATACAATTCATTAAATGATTTCATTACACTAATATCATTGCTCCTGGCATAGTTCAAACAATCGTATACTTGACTGATTAGTTGTTTTCTTGTTGTTGGCTTTAGTTCTTTGACTTCTAAGAACAGTCCTTTTACTTCGTTTAATGATGTATTGTACTCAATAGCTATCCTTCCAGGTAATGAGAATAAATAATTTAACCGGATAAGGAATATCTTTATTTTGTATTTAACTCGCATATAACCAGTAATAAAGTTGGTACATTAAACTAAATTGAAATATCAGTGCATCTAATACGGCTACAATTATATTGATTTCTTTTATTGGCTTCTTTATGAACTGTGTTATTGCCCCTCTCATTTCCTTATATAATAAGTACGTCAAAGTCGGGTGTATTATACCATAATAAAATGTTATCCCGAATAATATCTTTAATATCATTGATGTAAATTTACGTAATTATATTGTTAATATCAAATGTATGTTTATTATCCCTATCATATAGCCCTTTAAATTGATATTCATCTTGTTTATTGTAATCGCCAAACATACACATTTCTTCTAATTCAAACTCTAACTTCCAGTGAATTATTTTAGCTGGATTTTCATTAACTAATATTTCCTTTATGTCATTAATTAAAGATTTGTTTCTTTCTTCAAGTTCTTTAACCTGTTCTCTTAACCGTTTCTTTTCGGTTAGCTTATTTTTAATTAGTCTAAATAAGTTCATTAGAATGTTGTTTTATTTCTTTTAGGTTCATAACATCTCATTTAATTGCTTAATAAAAAACTCATATTTACGCTGGTTTTCCATGTGAAAATTAGTAATATTTTTATTGCCCAAAGAATTAAACCTCATTGTTTCTTGTTTCTTCATTTCTTTTTCACTCTGAACTATTATATGCCTTATAAAGTTCCTTTGCTTTCTACCTTTTAAGTATCTACCTAAATAATAAGCCACAAAGTTTATAGCTATTAGTATTAAACAGCCTATTGCTTTAGTTGTGTTCATTTTTTTAGAATTTTAGCAAGTATATATCCTATATAGTATTGATTCCGCTCCCTACCGAAAATACATCATCAGGTCTCATGTTCTCTTCATAATAAACGCGTTTTTCCTTTCCGTTTTCCATCCATGATTTATAAATAAATAGCCTGTATTGATGTATAATATTAGCCTCATACAAGGCTTGACAGTATTTTTGTATTTGTTTTTCTTTCTTGTATTTGCTTTCTTCATCTGATTTCTGGCATATTTCAAACCTATAGTAATCAAAACCGTTCTTCTCCTCTTCTGCTTTTCTGTTTCTAAATTCAAATACTGTTGTCATTCGATTTTTATTTTAGTGACAGGAATAATAAGAATAATTTAATTGTTATTTTTATAGTTTACCGTTTTACTTCTTGACATATACAGTCTTTACCGAATATTAAAGCAAATAATATTATAACTATAATGAATAATAATACTATTCCAATAAATATTAATAATGCTATTTTCATAATTTTAGTTCTTTATATTCCTTCATAAGCTTAATTATCTCATCTACCAATATTTCATTATCATCTGGTTTATTTATTAGATATAATAGGTTTTCTTTAAAATCTTTTATCTCTCCATAATATAAGCTTTAAAATGCCATTTACTTTGAAATGGCGAAAGTCACGATTGTTTACCGACTTCTGGGCTATTGTTTAGTCCGCGTTCGCTGCATCCGGTTTGCGCCTCAGTCCATGCCTAACCCCCTGAGCATTCTTTTTGTTAGGTCGGAACGCTTTTTTAATGTGACAAGGCTAGGATTTGAACCTAGAATTGAACGACCACCTACTACATATTCGCAATCTCGTCCGCTTCAAATATGCAGTACATGTTAGCTAAACACGGTTTCTCGTGTTGCGGTTACCAATTTCGCCACCTTGCCATTTCAAAGAACTACACAAATCTACAATATCATTTTGACTTTATACATGACTTTTATCATGTTTTAAATATATTCGTATTTTATATTATCAACATTTATTTCACCAGACATAATTTTCAGTAAAGCCCTTTGTGATAAATGATTTTTAGCGGCTGCCTCGGTCGTTGTTTTATATGTAAACACTTCACCGCTTTTTAATATTGTTTTCTTTATTGGTTTTGCGCCAATCTACATCCCATCTTACATTTATTGTTTCCATTATAATTTTTTTAATTTCTATTTTATCAGTTATTAATCCCCCACCCAAAAATTACCGATGCAATTGCTATTATCAAAGCAAAACCTAATATTATTGATATGATTATTGTTAATATATGTTTTAATAAGTTTTTCATAGCCTGAATTTACAATGTTTGTTTTGTTTTATCAATGACTTTTGTCATGAAATAGCGAAATTATTAAATTCATCAATATAGAAAATGTATTTACGTCTATTGTATAATAATTCATTCTTTTCAATGTGTTCTATCCATAATTGATTAAACACAATATCAGGAAACATTGATAAAGGATAATAAGTACTTTCCTCTATGTTGCCCAATATTCTTTTTA